GATTGCAAAACTTTTTTAACTTCATAATGTACAGCTTGTTGAAATGTTTTTCCTGCACTTCTATTTGCTAAATTTACTGTCATTCCTTTATCGTCATATTCTTCTATTTTTGCTTTTATTTTGTCTTCTACTGACTTTACACCTTTATTAAATACATTGTTATATTCAATTTGTACTTTTCTATCTTCTATATCTTCTAATCTTACATTTTCATCTACTATTGTTTGCAATAAACTTAATAATTTCTCGTTATCAATATTTTCTTCTATTCCTAGTATTTCTTTTATTTTATCTTTGCTAATAAAATATTGTTCTTTTATCTCTTCAACCGCTATTCTTCTATCTTCTTTCATTCCATCAATTATTAATTCTTTTTCCATTATTTCATTTTTTAATTCTTCTATTTCTTTTTCTTGCCTTTTAAATTGTCCTTTATATGAATTAACTGTATTTACTAATTTATTAAATTCTACTTGTTTTGCATTTAATATTGCTAATTCTTTCTTTTGGTTTGCTCTTTTTTCTATTTGATGTTCTATTCCTTTAGATTGTTTTTCGATTAAATCTAGCAAAACTTTTATATAATGTTCACTAGCAAGTTGTGTATTCCAATGTAATATTTCCATATGTGTTTTCCAATATTCAACGGCTTCCTTTTCTTCATCACTTAACATTGTTTTATTCCTCCTTTTCAGGTAATAATAAATCTATTCCAGTCATTTCTTCATATTGATAATGACATTTTCTCAATCTTTTATTCTCTTCTTTTTCTTTTTCATAAGCTGTTATAACTGTTTCTGCAAACTCAAAGAAAAAACTTGACTCTATGCTTTCTATCCAATTTTTGCATGGTTTTAATTCTAAATAACGATTTATTGCTTCTACTATATTCATTTACTTACACCTCACAATTCAAATTCTTCATTACAATCTTCTAAACTGCTTATCATATCTATTTTTCTTTGTAATGCTTCTGCTTTTCTTTTATAAAACTTATCTTCTTTTATTTGTTCTATTATTCTATCTATTTCCTCTAATACTCTTCTTTTATCTTCTCCACTTAATAAATCTTCTTCTTCTATAAATCTTTGCTTATATCCTCTTATTCCTCTTATAACTAATCTTCTTGCTAGTTCTTTATAATCAATCTTTTGCATCTTCACACCTCTTTTTATAATATTCTATTATCCATTCTTTACTATTTACTGGAGTTTTTAAATCTCTTGCCATTAAATCTATTATTTTGTTTTGTTTCTCATAAGCTGTATAAAAATTTTCTAATTCGCAAATTATAGTATAAATTTCTTCATCTCCAATTCTTCTTTTATAATTATCTTCTAACATTTCTTTTGCTCTTTCCTTTAAAGCTTTAATTATTTCTATATACATTTACTTACACCTCTCTTCAAAGTATTTCTTTAAGCACTCATAACAATTTTTATGTTTCATACATTCTTCTACTGATGTCATTAAATAACACTTTGTACTTATATGTGCTTTTTTATATAGTTCTCTTACTAACAAATCTATCATTTTTTCTCTCTGTTTTGCTATGTCTAATAAATCACTTATACAATTATTAGCTTCATATAAATCTGCTTCTGCTTTATCTCGACCGTTCTGCTATCTTCATTATGGCTTCAAATAATCTTTTAGCTTTATCATTTAACTTCTCTGGTCTAACTTCGTGCATTCCTTCTAAAATTTTGTTGGCTTCTTCATCACTCATACTTTTACACCTCTTTTATTTCTAAATCTAGATACTTAAATTCAAATATCTTTTTCTTTAGTTTGTATACTTCTGTTCTATATCCGTTTTGTGTCTACAATTATTGTTTTGCCTTTATTTACATCAAAATAGGTAAAATCGGCTATATAATTTATTGCCCTTATAATTTTATTGTTTTTCTTATATTTTGGCTGTAGTTCAAATTTAACTTGTAATTTAATGTCTTTTATTAGTCCTTGTCTTTCCATTAATTTTAATTGTTGATAATATCTTCCGTTCTTTTTTACTATCAAATTCTATTCCATCTATTATTGCTTTTTTATTGCCATATTTACTATTTTTTTGTTTGTAATTTTTATATTGTTTTAAAGACCAATTCATTTTATTTTCTCCAATAATTCTTCTAAAATATTTTTTGTATATCTATAATTAGCATATATCAATGCCTTTTCAGGTCTTTCCATTTGTTCATCTAACCAATCTATTTTTTCTAATATTATATTTCTTACATATTCTTTAGCTATTACTTTGTTTTCCATATTGCCTCCTGTTTCCAATTTTCTTTTTCTGCATACTTGCAATTTTTGTCGCCTGTAAAATTTGGATTTTCTAATCTTTGACAACCCAAACAACTTTTACAAGGTTCTTCTAGTTTCGGATATTTCATAAGTTACTCCTTAAAATATAAAATTATATAAAAATATTATTATTGTAATTAAGATTATTAGTATTTCCAACATTCTTTTTATTTCTACTTCAATTCTTAATCCGAATAAGTAATATAATTCTTTATTTTGATAAATAATAATTGTAAATATTGTGTAATCTATCAAGCTAATAATAGCTAATATTAAAAATATAAATTCATATAACTTCATTTTTCTTTCTCCTAAAATTTTAAATTTAAGCTTTTTAAAAAATCTGTTGTTAGTTTTATTTGTTCTTTTAATTCATAAACTGTGTTTATCTCTTCGCTTGATATAAACTCTCTCACAACTGTTTTCAAAATTCCATTTAAGCAATTTTCTAGTGTTGAATAATAACCGACATCTTTGAACATTTCTTGTCCATAATTTTTACTTTCTGTATCTTTTACGGTTGTTTTTTCTGTTAATGTATAACAGTTTGTATTTGCTGTTATATAAAATCTATCTGTAATTTTTATCATAGCTCCTCCTTAATCTAATCTGGGTATATGATTCATATTTTCATCAATCATATCCTTTAAATTATCTACTCTTTCATAGATTGCTACTGTCTTTCCTGTATATTGACATTTCTTTTTATCAACTGCTTTTACTATTCCTCTTTTCTCTAGCTCGGTTAATCTTGGTGAAACATAATTCCTCTCTGTGCTTGGTATAATGCCTAATTCATAAAGTTCTACTGCAATTTCTTTAGCAGTTTTTGGTGAATCCATGCAAGCTAATATTTGCTCATATCTTACTTTTGTTTTTAGCTGTATATCGTTAAAGCTCATTTGTCTTGTTTGCATTGTTACATAACTCATTTGTACCACTCTCCAATCTATAAATTTTTACATCGTATTCGATTTCAATATCTTCAACATAAATTACTTTACACTCCATTTTTAGCTACCTCCATTTGCATATAAGTAGCTTAAATCTTGGTATTCTCTTTGCTCAAAAGAACTCTTTTTATCTTCTTTTTTGCTTTTAAAAGACTGACTTTCTTTTTGAGCTTCAATTAATGTTTTTATGCCCTTTTTACTCCAGTTATTTAAAATAGCTTTTATGTATTTAATGTTTCTTTTGTCAGCTTCAACACTTATTTGCATAGCATAAATAATAGCTCCTGATTCTATTTCTTTGGCATAATCTTGTAAAACTTCTAAGCCATAAGGAGTTATTGCACCAATATTGTTGTTGTAAAAATCAATAACATTTTGTAAGCCGTCAACACAACTGTCGCTCACATTATTAACTACGGTAGTAGTTAATTCATTATCATATTCATTATCACTATCATTATCATTATCGGTATAATTCGTATTTGTTTTTTTACGTTCGTATACAACCGTATTATTTTTATTCCATCGTTTCTCTATATTTTCTTTATTCTTCTTGCATTTCTCATCGTACTTTCTTCGATTTTTATCTAATATCTGCATTATAGGAACAAAGGCTAGATTTAACATTTTGTCCATCTTCGGCATTTGTCCTGTTCTTTCATATAGAAATATGTTTTTTATTAGTTGACCTGCTTGTTCATCTGTTAACATTTCAAATATTTCTTGCTGGTCTAAATATAATATAAAACTATCCTTTGCCACTTCTTTCTCCTTTCGTAAAATTAAGGGCTAAGTTTTGCCTAGCCCTTAGATGTAATTTTTCCCATATCTTTGTATAAATTCTTCTTTAGTTTTATTGTAATTTTGCATATAAGCAATTTGAGCTATACTCTTTAAATACATATCTAATGTATGTCCATCTTTTCCGTGTACTCCTTTTGTTCCTCTATGATGATAAGGACATAACCATACTTTTAAGCCGTCTTTCTCTGATAGTTTCCTATTTGCTACACCGAAGAAAATGTGATGTTCTTCTAAATTTGAATAGCTCATACATTCAAAGCACTCTTTTTTGTTTTGTATTATTGATTTCATTATTTACCCCAACTTTCCAACAAACTATTTATTTCTTCAGTTGGTAGTGTTTCAATATTTAGTCCTCTAGCCTGTTCAACTATAAATTCAATTAATTTTGACATTTCTTTGCTATCGTAAGAACTTGATCCATAATAAGCAAATACTTTTACACATTTATCTTTTTTAGATACTTCTTTAACTAAGTATCCTAAGCCTTGCTTTTGCCATATCTCTTTAAACTTATCAAATGCTTTTTCTTCAATTATCATTGGCTCAAATGTTCCTACATAACTTATTGCATCTTTGTAAATATCTTCTTTACTTATTCCGCCTTGCATAGACTTTGCTATTTTGTCACATAAAACCCAACAATAAGCATTTGCATCTAAACTTCTTTTTTGCCTATATTTTTTTAGCTCGACATTTAACTTATTTTCGTTTTTTAGCTGTTCTACTATATCTAATTCATTTGTATCTAAAACAAGGCTTATTTTTGCTTTTCTTGAACTTATATCTAGTCCGATATCTGTTATTGTTCCTGTAGTTTGCATTTAATCACCTACTTTTGAAATTCTTCTGGAAGTGGTTCTCCTCCATTTTCATTTGGGTCATCTAATATTGCAAATGGATCGTTCTCTGGCTCTTGTGGTTGTATTATTTCTTCATTATCTACATACTCATAAGTTCCGTCTGTATTTATTGTTGCCATATCTTGTTCCATTGCCTGTTGTAAATCAATACTCATAATTCCCCATTTTGAAATTAATTGTCTTAGCATTGTTTTATATGCCATTCCATCAAAATCTTTGTACCAATAACTTGAATATAACCATTCATCTTTTTTATCATAGTTGCCATTCTCATAATCCTCATAAGAAACTTTTGGATATTTACCTTTTGTAGCATTCAAGCTAAATGCTTGCGAATATTTATCTGCATGTGATAGCATTTTTCTTTTGCTCCAATAAATAGACTTTTTAAATCCATTAGTATATTCAAACATTGCATAATATCCTATAGTTTTTGCATTTTCTCTTTCTTCTTCATTTTCTATCAGATTAACTTCTATCTCTTCATTTAATGGATCATATTTAATTAGCTCTCCTTCTTTAATTGCTAATACATTAAGTTTTTTATATTGACCACTTCTTATTGCTAATTGAATATATCCTTTATAACCTAATTGAAATTGAGCAACTTTTATCTGACTTGTTACTCCATTTGTGTCTTTTATTGTTCTATTAAAGGGTACTAAGTAGTATTGTCCTAATTGTGTGCTTGGGCTTAAATTTAAACTTTCCCCCAATAATGCTCCGCTTAAAATTGAACCTGCATCACATTCTTGTAATTGAGCATTTGTTGCTACTGCACTTGATATACTTGCTATAAATCTAGTTGCTCTGTCTTTGTCTCCTAAAGTTCTATTTATTAAATTTTTATATGTATCACTTTGTATTGCTATACTAAATTTTGGCTGTTTTGCTGTTAATTGATTACTCATATTGGTATCCCTCCCTTAACATATAGTCTTTTAATTGTTTTAATCTTACTGCTGTTCCAGTAACTGTAAATGTTATTTTATATATCTTTTCTTGTGTTTGTACTTCTTGTTGTGTCTGATTACCTGTGTTAGCACTTGCTAAATTGTGTAAGTTCTCTTGTATTCTGTTCTTTTCTTCTTGTAAGTTTCTATCTATTTGCTGTTGTTGTATTTTTAGTAATTCTTCTTTTCTGTTCACAACTTCTGTTATTGCTCTTGATACATTTAAGTCTTTTTTATATTCAACTAATATTTCTGCTTTATTATCTTGTGTCTCGATTAGTTTTAAGTCATCTAAAATTTTGTTTATAAAGCTATCTACTTGTTCTTTTAAACTCTTTTTGCTAGCTGTTAGTGTTACATTTATCTTTGCTTGTTCATATGTAACAAAATCAATGTTGTTTGCTGTTTTTAATTCTTCAAAGTAATTTTTTATTTCTTGTTCTTTTTGAACTTTTAATTCATTTTCTACTGTATTTATTTTTGTTTTTAAATCTTCATCGGCACTTTTATATTTGTCTGATATATATTCTTTGTAAATCTTTTCAAATTTCATATATGGTTCTAATATTTGTTCTTTTACTGCCTTTCTTTGATTTTCTACTTGTATAAATTCTTTGTTTAAATTGGCTCTTACTTGTTTTATTGTTTTTACGTTTTCTTCTGTGCAAACTAATGCTTTTGCACTCTCTACCTTTTCTGATATATCTTCACTTAATTGTTTTAATTTTTCTTCTATAACTGGTAATTGTTTAATAACTATTAATTCTTGATTAACCATTAATCTATATCCTCCCATTCTTGATCATCTCTTTCTGCAAGAGCTTCCATTTCTCTATCATATTTATCTGTATTGAAATCATAATCGATATAATCTGTTACCATTTGATTTTCTAGCATTTTAAATCTCCTTTTGACAAAAATTAAAATATTTGATATAATTTACTTAGTTGATTTATGTAAGTAAATTACACTGAGTTAGTTTGATTCGCAGTCTGCTAACTCTTTATTTATTATTGTGCGTATTTCATTTTTAAAGTTATTTCTTGTTTGAGCTTTAAAAGTTTCACTATTATTCCAATGCTCTATTTCATCTGATGCATTTACTAATTTCATTATTTTATTAAAGGCCCTAATATATTGGTTCTCTTTAATTGCCCTGAAATTAATTTCTTGTTTTAATAACTTATTTTCTTCTCTTAGTTGTTTAATATCATTGTCTTGTTCTATTATTTTATTTCCTTGTTTCCAAATTGTTTTTAAAAACATATTTCTACTCCTTTCTATCCTAATAGTCCTGTTGTGCTTATCCAACTAAAACCATTTAAAATTATTTTTTCTACTAAAATACCTATTACAAAGGCATTTAGCATTAATATCATTGTCATTTCTCCTGATATTTGTATTCCTTTTTTTCTTTTCACTTGTTTTTTCATTTTCTTATCCTCCTTATTTGTTTTTCTTAACTTCTACTTTAAGTTTTTCTCCATAATATATCTCTAGTAAAGATTTAATTATTTTGGCTACATCTACTTCATTTTCGTTCATAGAAACTCACCTCCTTTTTTATTTTATTTATCCTTTAGTTGTTTGATATTATGTAATCTTTTTGTCAAGTATGCTGTACTTAATCTCTAAAAAAAATATCTGTAACCTTTAAATCTAAAGCTTTTGATATTTTTTCTAAAGTTATATTTGTAACAACAACCTTCTTTTCAGTCTCAATCTCTGAAATAGTGGTCCTTGAAACATCTGCTACTTGAGCAAGTTTTTCTTGTGAAAGCCCTTTAAGCTCACGCATTTCTTTTAATCTATTTTTCATTTTTTCCCCTCCTTACTTGTTCAACTTGTTGTGCATATAATATCACTATATTTTTTCTTTGTCAAGTATGTTATGCAAAAAAATAAAAAAATTTTTTGACTTTTTGTTCAACTTGTTATACAATGTATTTATATCAAGTGTTTGGAGGTTTCAAAAAAATGATTTTAGGAGATATTATTAAAGAATACAGAGAAAAAAATAATTTATCACAAAGAGATTTTGCTAAAAGATGTGGTCTAAGTTATACCTATATTTCCGCACTTGAAAAAAATCTAGATTATAGAAGTGGCAAACCTATTTCTCCAACATTAGAAACCATTAGAAGTGTTGCAAATGGTATAAATATGTCTATTGATGATTTGTTAAAAATCCTCGATGATGAACAAGAATTAATAATAAACAATGTTAATTCAAATATAATTAATGTTTATGGTACTATTCCAGCTGGCATACCTATGGAAATGATTGAAGATGTTATTGATACAGAAGAAATAGATACAGAAATGCTAAAAGGTGGAAAAGAATACTTTGGTTTAAGAATAAAAGGCAATTCGATGTATCCTGAATATCTTGATGGAGATACCATTATATTAGAGAAAGTTGATGATTGCGAAAACGGACAAGACTGTTGTGTTATGGTAAATGGGGATGACGGAACTTTCAAGAGAGTTTTTAAAAATGAAAGCGGAATTATACTTCAACCTCTTAACCCAGAATTTCAACCTATAGTTTATACCAATGAACAAATAGAAAAATTACCTATTAAGGTTATTGGAAAAGTTGTTGAATTAAGGAGAAAAAAATAATGAAAAAATTTCTTAATAAATTATTAGATATCTGGGCTCATTATTGGTTAATCATAATTATTATAATTGTATTGATTTCTTTGTATATATATGAAAAAAACACTCTCCCAGAAAAATATAATACGCCTGTTCCATACTCAAAACTCTCTGATAGTGAAAAATTAGAAATATTAGAAGAAGAAAATCAAAAGTTACAAGAAGATTTGAATGATGTCAATTCAAAGTTAGATAAATTAACAAGTGAATATAATGAAGCTACTGACTTAATAAATTTATTGAGAGATCAACTTGAAGAAAACGGGATTGAACCATATGAACTATAATTAAATTACTAATGACAAAGTGCTTTTATTAGCACTTAAATTTTTAAAATTATTGCGAACGGAGGTTTTATGAAAAAAGTTGCATGTTATGCTAGAGTGTCTACAGATGAACAAGCTAGATTTGGTTTTTCTATTGATGCTCAAAGAACAGCATTGGAAAAATATTGTAAAGAAAATAAATTCAACTATGATTTTTATATCGATGAAGGTATATCTGCAAGTTCAATTAATAGACCGGCACTTCAAGAATTACTAAAATATATAAAAAACTATAATATGATCATTTTTACAAAATTAGATAGACTTTCAAGAAATGTACTTGATGCAAATAAATTAAATGAATTATTTCAAAAAAATAATGTTACAATAAAAGCAATTGACGAAGATGATATTGATACTTCTACTGCTGATGGTATGTTTATATTTAATTTGAAATTGTCTTTAGCACAAAGAGAAATTGAGAAGACTTCAGAACGAATTAATTTTGTATTTGCTGATAAAAGAGCAAAGGGTGAAATAACTTCTGGTGCTAGAAAATTCGGTTATAATATAGTTAATAAACATTTTGAAGTAAATGAAAAAGAAGCACAAATGATAAAAGATTTATTTGATTATTATATATCTGTTAATGGTAGCCACACAAAAACATTCGAATACTTTCAACCGTTGTTTCATAAATCTATTTCTATGATGAAAAGATATTTAAAAGACACAGCATATATTGGTAAATATAAACTTGCAGAAAAGGATATTTATATAGATAATTATATTCCAGCAATACTAGATGAAGATACATTTTATAAAGCACAAAAACTTAATAAACGCATTGAATATAAATCTTTTGATGATGTAGTTTCTTTGTTTGGCGGTTTATGTTATTGTAATCGATGTAAATATAGAATGACAAAAATTATTGATAGAAGAATCAACCCTGCAAGAGTTTATTATAAATGTTATAGATATAGGCAATATTTAACAGGAACTACTCAAAGAGGATGTATAAACTCAAATACTATTTCTCAAATAGAATTAGAAGATTACCTAATAAACAATCTAAGCGAATTAATAGTTAATTACAATGTAAAAATAGAATCTAAAAATAAAAACAATTCAAAAGATAATACAGAAAAAATAAACAAGATTCAGAATAAAATAGATAAGCTACGCAATCTCTATTTAGAAGATTTAATTTCCAAAGATGATTATGCTATGGAATACAATAAATACATTACTTTATTAAACGAATTAAAGACTGAAGATTATATTAATATATCGAAAAAAACTACAAGAAAAAATTTAGATAAATTATCAAAAATGAATTTTAAAAAGTTTTATAGTAAACTTAATCAAGAACAAAAAAAGGCTTTTTGGTTTTCTATAATTGATAAAATTTATATAGAAAATCATAAAGTTACAAAAATCGAATTTGCTTAATCCATTGTAAACAGTACATTATAGCTCTGTGTAATTTCAATCTATAACCACATGGGCATGGGTTGAAATTACACAGAATTAGCACTCGCTTAAAATGTTTTTCATCTTTTAAACTTAATGTAATTCTTCATCCAAATATTAATCAAAACATCCAATTTCTGACTTTGTTTTAATATTTCATCATAACTATAATCGTGATTAATCATCTTGTCCAATTTTCTTTTGTTAATCCAAATTAGAAAATTTAATAACATAATTATCACCTCTAATTACATTATACATTATGTTAAACGCAAAGTCTGTCGAAAGTTGTCGAAATATTAAAAAAATTTTTAACTTATACCTAAAATGCAAAAAAGAGGTAGACTAAACTTAATTAATCTACCTCTTTGTAACTATTTAATTCCTCCTAACCATTTTGCAAATCCTATTTTATAATTATGATGGTCAGGGTTATTTTGGGTATTATTTATATGATATCTTACCATTGCTCTACCATTAAATTCTCCAAAACAATCACATTTTTCCCAAGGGTCAAGTGATCCAATTTTATTAGTACAATCTGTGTCAGCATATATTGGTTCTCTTGTACTTCCATTAGCATATACTCTCACTGGTTCATCACTACCTTTCTCTATATTTGAATTATCTACTGGATTACTTTGTAATCCTAGATAATGTCTTATTTTATCTAGAAATCTTTCCCAACCATAATCTAAAGTTCTATGTGGGCAATACTTACCGCTTCTATCTTGATGTTTTCCAACTTTATCTATACCCCAATTGTATTGTTTTAATAAATAAGCTATATATTCTGCACATAATTCTTCTGCTTCATCAAATCTCTCTCCACCTGATTTAGAATAACAAATTTCTATATTAATGGTTTTTCTATTACCAAAACCATTTTTTCCATCTCCTGATGCAAAACAACTTCTATTAAAAGGTAAACCTGTTACTATTCTATAATCATCTACCGCTACATGAAAAGATACTTTATCTGGTCTACCTATCATATATGAGATTTCGCTCATTGCTGAAGCATCATTTGCAGTATTATGTACTGTTATTCCCTCTGGAGTCATTTCATAAGGACATTTAATTGAATATTTATTTTCAGGACATCTTACATTAGTTATCTGCATTGTCTTCACCTGCCTCATATTCTGTATTAAATGTATTTTCTGCTATATTCTTTTCATATAGTTCTTCCTTGAAGTCTACATTTTCTATAACTATATTATCTTCCATTCCTATTCCCCCTTTTCTATATTATTAAGTTTTTCTTTTATTTTAGGGTGTATTGGAACTCCCAATTTGTCGCCATTTTCTAATAAACTAGATATTTCCATTATACAAATATATCCTACCGTAAAATGTAAAATCAGCTCTGTTCCTAAAGCAAATTTTGTTAATATTCCAACTAAAATATAGACAAGTTCACCAAATTTCTTTGATAAGCCTGCTCTCATTTTTGCACTTTGAAAGTCATTATTTTTCCATGCTATCATTACTCCAGATAAAACATCTAAAATTATTAATATTAATGGTGTAGCTATTGCCCACCATATATTTGAAAATTGAATATTTTCAATTATATTTTCCATAATTATTCTCTCTTTCTTTTAAATTCCTCTTTTCCAAGTTCCTTGTACATTATTAAAAATGACACCTTTCTTCCAGGTGCCATTAACTTTAATAAATACTTTTCCTCGTTTCCAATCTTCCAAATTTACATGTATTGTTTTATGATTTCCTGTAAATGTAATCTTACAATTTTTTGAATTGGTATATCCTGCTCCAGTTAATATAAAAGTAGCAGTCAATTCATCACTGCTACCATATTTCTTATAGATATTATCTAACTCATTATCTGTAAATGATATTGTATTGTTACCTGTAGATACATTTCTTGTCAGTATCTGTGTGTTTTCTATTTTCATTGCTAAACTTAAATTATTTATATTACCTGGATTAGTAATTGTTACTATTTCATTATTTCCATGTATAAAATCTGGTGCAGAGCTTATTTTTGCTATATCATAAGTTGTTATATTTATAGCTCCTGCTTCACTCCATAATTGACTGTCAGTTCTTCTACATCTAGTTTTCACCGAATATGTAGTATTTGGATTTAATCCTGAAATTGTATAATAACCACTCTTGTGATCTGATGCTACTGTATCATATGCATCTTGCCAAGCTCCACCGTTAAGTGAATATTGAGTCCAATCTATCGCATCTGCTGTTGACCAGTTTACACTTATACTGTTTACTGTTTTTCCTCTTTCACTATTATTTACTGTAGTATATCTTGGTATTTGTGTTAATTCAAAAGAATTTTCTATAGATGCAGACACCCCATAAGTTGAACCTTGAATTTCTGCATAAAATCCTATTGTTTTTCTTCCATCGTTATCGTGATAAATAGGTCCAATTGTTCCACTTGCAATAGGTATGTATGCATTTGGACTAGAAGCATTTACATTTTCTGTTACATTTATTTTTTCTTCTCCATTAATTGCAAAGTATTTATAATGATTTGAATTAATTGAACCGCTTCCACTTGATTGACAATAAACATTATAATCTACATATGATGTATTATCCGTACTAGATACCCATTTTTCATTCAATTCAACATATAATTTAAAATATCCTGCATAGGCAAATGAACCTACTGCAGAACATTGTGATGAATAAGTTGACATTTCTTATCCTCCTAATCAAATATTTGTATGTAAATATCTCCATCATCTCCACCTGTTGGGGCTTCTGTTCCAATTGTGATATTCTTAACTTTTGCCTTTGTTTCATTATATTCTTCTTTTGTAGGTACTTCTACCATACATTTATCATTTTTAAAACCATATACCGACATTTAATTTACCTCCTGTATTTAATCATTAAATATATTATTACCCATTAAATCTTTCCAAACTCCGCCGACACACATTACAGGTTTTCCACCTTGCCAATAGAATATAGAGTTAAAAGCATTTCCATCTCTAATCATTTTCTTCAATTGATTACTATTTCTATTCATTTGCTGTCCTGCATATTTACCCATTAAACTATAAAAGAAATAATCACTATAAGTAGCAGTAACACCAGTTTCATATAATTCAGCTCCATAACTTGAAACATTAAACAAATAAGTATTATTGGTTCCATCTAAATTATTAATATAAACTTTTGACATATCATTTACTGCAAGTGCGATAGATTTATTTGAAATAGTACAATTTTTAATCTTCACTTCACTATCATAAATTCCAAGCCCTCTATATAATTCGGTGGTTGTTTGCCCATTTATTACAACATTATTAAATTCTACATTTGAAAAAGACCCTACAATAACTGCATTATCTTTTGTATCCGTAAAAGTACAATCTTTAATACATAAAGCTTTACAATTTGAAATATATATATTTTTAATTAAAGTTCCTGTTTTGCTTTCTCCTGATATTATAACGTGAGATGAAATATTTCCTATACTTAAAAGATTTTCATCATATGTTCCATTCTTTACAATAATTAGATTTTTACAACCCTCTACTATACCATTAACAATTGCTTCTTGAATTGTTTTATATGGTCTTAATTCAGTACCATCACATATTTCTCCCGTAAAAGTATTATCTACATATATTTCTAACATTCTAGTAGATACACTTAAATAATTAGCTCTTTCAGCTGTATTAAACTGTGCATAATTATTATTATTTGGTATATTGTAATTTTTACCATCTGTTTCATAAATAAAATCATTATTATTTGTTGCACAATAAATTTTACAACCATTTTTAGCTAAATATGGCATTGTATTTATTTTTAAAGTTCCATAAGTATCATATAATGTAGCGCTATTTATAAAGTTTTGATTATTACAAGAAACAACAGCTACTGATGGATTGTTTAATGTTTTTAGATAATTACTATCACTTCCTGTATTTGTTCCGTGATGTTCCACTTTGTAAAAGTCAATATTTACATCTATAGTTCCTTTGCTATAAATCCTTTTTTCTGCAATTGGACCAATATCTCCTGTAAATAACATATTAATATCTTTATAATTAACAATACAACACATAGAATAATCATTGTAATTATTTGTAATACTATCATAATAAGTATAATCTTCCGCTGAAATATTAAAGAATTTGATTTTAACATTATCAATTGTAACAATTTGATTTTCTGTTGGAACTATTTTCTCGTTATTCCCAATTTGCGTAATAGTCCAAGGGTAAAGTTCTGAAATGTCAGAATGACTTGAATATGGAGGGATATAGAAAATTGTCTCTGTCATATCAAAATTAGCTTTTAAAGAATCTAGATTTCCAACATGATCTCCATGATAGTGAGAAATAATTAAATAATCTATTTTAGTTATTTGCAGTTCATTTAATCTTGCTTTTATTAAATCAAAAGATGTTGGATATCCAGTATCAATCATTATTACTTTACCATTTGGAGTAATTAAAATATGACAATCCCCACCAATATTAGCTGAGTTGTTTAAAGGCATTAAATAATATTTAAGCTTTTGTGTTTTTACAATTCTAATTGCTTTTAATCCATTATTTAGCTCAATGATATTATTATTATCAGCAACTAATACATTATCATCAACTATATTATATAATTCTCCATTTCCATCATTTTTTGAATTATATCCTAATGTTTGACAAGTATCTCCTGCTACTAAATCTTCATCTGCTATCATTTCTGCTATTGTGTCAAATACTATTGCTCCACTATCTCCTTTTGGACCTTTTAATTCGTTTAAGTCCTCATTTGATGCACATACACTTCTGTATACTATAAAATGTACTTTTGTACCAATTTCTGAAAGTGGAATATTTAGTGTTATTGAGTTTGTTCCATTTATTGCATATTCATTTCTGTTTAACATCCTACCTTCTATATAGACTTCTAATATTGCAAGAGTGTTATATTGGGATATATTTATTGGGATATTTATTTCATTTTCTTGAGTTGTTGTATATACACTTTCATATCGTTTATAGTAATTTGTTAAGTTTGATTTTAAACTTTCCCACTCTTCTTGAGTTAAATCTTCTAAGTTTATTACTAAGTTAGCTAGATACTCTCCTCCATCTTTCCATTGTTCATTTTCTTCATCATAATATACCCAATGTCTGTAGTAAACTTCATCTTGCTCATCCATTATTATATAAAATCTGCCTTTATCTTCTTCGCTGTTTTGTAATTCTTGAAAAGTGCCTTCATATGGTATTGGTGTTCCAACTTCTCCATGTTCTCCTTTTTCTCCCTTAAATCCTAAACAGCCTTTTATTATTTCACTCATCTATTTCATCTCCTTCTGGATATAAATAAATTTTCTTTGCCCCTTCATCGTCATATCCTACGATAGTAGTGTCATCATTTAAAACAATATCATACCAATAAGTAGTTTTCTTGTTTTTCATTTCTCCCCATTTTGTTTCTTCTCCTGTTAGTGTAATTACAGGATATTCTGTTTCTTCTTCAATTACAAAGTCTTTTCTAAAAATCTCCTCTTTTGTATATCCTTTTTTAGCTTTAACTATAAATGAAACTTTATCTCCAACTTTAAAAACATAATTTGAAATTGTTTCAGTTGCCTTATCATAAATTGGATAATAAAAAGATAAGTTTTCAATTTTATCTCCTCGTGTTAAATGTATTGTTACATTATCTTCTGGATCTACTGCCAGCATATAAAACACCTCCTAATAAATTCCTATTATTTTAAGAATGCTATTTGTGCATACAATATTAATAACAGTTTCATTGTACATTTGTATTGATATCTCTTCCATACCAACACCATTATCATTTGATAACAATATCCCTTTAAAAGTATCTCCATATTTGAAACAAGGAATATATCTATTTACATTAGAAATTTGCAATAAAATTAAATTATAATCATCAATGTATTGAATTTGTTGGTTGACAGTGATGTTCTCTGCAAGAGTTATGTAGTCTCCTTTAAATGAATTATTCCATTTATTAATATCTGCTTGTGTTATTCTGTCTAATATAGATTGATTGATATGTGAATGGCTTGTTCTTTCAACATCTTTCATTCTAGTGTTTATATTACTTATTGATGACTCAATAAGCTCATTTATTTCAGATATTTGATTATTTATAGCTGTTATACTATTATTTAAGTTATTTAGCTTAACATTTAAAAAAGCCAAATCTACTTCTTGAGATTTTGCTTTATTTTCACTATCAATTATTCTTTTTGCATATTTTCTCTCAGTATCTCCTGGTGTTCTTGATGATACAATATCTCTTTTATTCATTTGCTACCTCACTTATAATATACTTTACCATTCTTTACTATAAAATTCTTGTCCAGGTTTTCATAAACTCCTATTAAATCTGCTTTGCTGTAGTTATTGTTAATATACTCTGCTAATGATTTTCTTTCTGTATCTGATAATTTATATTTACTTCCCAAAATTAATAGTCTATTTTCATATCCTGTTATATTTTTGTTGACATAGTCATAATATTTTTGTTTGCTACTTCCTGAAACAGATTTTCCATCTTCAGTTTTATCTGCAGAAAAAGAATTGTTTGATTCTTGAACCTTATAGTTCAAATACTCCGTAATGTTCATTTTGCTATTTTTTATTGCAGAATTATATAGTTTATCATCTTTACCAGTTCCATTAGAGTAAATTATTTCTTTAGTTTTATCAGAATAACTTGAATTAGCTAATGCTTGATTTTTATCCTTTTCTTTACTTAGAGTTTTAGTTTTTGATAAGTAATTTAAATAATCGCTTTGCTTTCCTCCATCTTTCTTTAGGCTTTCCATTGTTGTATACAATGTAGATGGTTTAACCTCTACTCCGTTTTTATTTGCATAATCTATTTTATTGGATTCTTTTGCAAAAGAATAAATATTAGCTATTGCTTCTTCTTTTTGTGTTTGAGTTAATGTCTTATATGCATTTGAAGATACTAAACTATTTATTAGATTATATGATGTTTCTCCATATTTCTTAGTATAATCCGCATATTCTTTATTAGTTAATCTATATTTTTGATTATCAATTGTTAGTGTTTTTTGTAATATATCCGGCAATATCGAACTGCTACCATTTACATCATATAATTTATTTAATTCCTGGTCTACCTTGTCCGTTGAAACTTTTTTAACTGTCGCTGGATTAAAGAAATTATTTAATGCCCTTAATGGTAAATTTGGTTCTGTTTCTTTGTCTTTTCCCCATATATCAGTTCTTACAGGCAATGTTTGTCTTAATCCTGGTACTTTACTTTTAATTTGATTTATTGTTTGATCAACTGCTTTTTCTATTGTTCCTGTTTTTGTTGATGTAGTTGTTCTTTCATATTTATCAGTTGTTTTAGCAGTTTGTCCTAATATGGTTGGTACAAATTGATTTATGTAAGACTTGCCTGCATTGGTCATCATATTTCCAAGACTTCCTAAGTTATCTTGTGTATTGTAGGCAGATAATGCACTTGTTATTCCAGAAATCATAGACATCTCGGACATAGGGTTTATTGCTGTTGCTCCAGCATTTGCTATATTGGTAACACTTTTAACTATATCTTTTAATCTGCTATCATCATTAGTTTTTTCCGTAGATTTTTCTTTTTTGCTTTGTGTAAATAGTTTTTGCGTTTCTGCTCCTATAAATAATGGTATTCCCGTAGGAGATAACCAATCTAAAGAATAAGTCTTTCCTCCTATAGTTATTGCATAGCTTTGTTTTCCTTGTTCTTCATCATATTTTTCTTTATCTTTATCATCACTTCCACTAGCCTTTAGTATTCCTGCTTTAGCAAGAGCATATCCTGTAAGTGCTACCCCTGTACCTGTTAAACCTTTTGAAATATTATCAATATATTGATTTACAGAAATATTTCCTTTTCGTAGTTTAGCTATATCCAAAATTGCTGATTTTAATAATCCAACAGGACTATATTCTACTCCAGATTTTGCTACATTCATAGGTGTCTTTTTAAATGGTATTATAGCATCTCCTAAAAACTTAGCAAATTTGCCTTTATTATTTAATTGATTAGCCCATGTTGCCAATGCATTGGCTTGATGGAATGTTGCTTCTTTTGCTTGTTCAATTGCATAATTCCTTGCTGTGTTTAATTGTTTATCTGATATTTTGTCTACATCAATTTTATTAGCTGTTAAATATTCATTCATTGCCTTAATATAACCAGCTTTTAAACCTATACCATCTTCTGCTTCTAATAAGTTATCATTTAAGTCAAACAATCTTCCCAAAGTCTTTTCCATCGCATCTGATTTGAATGTTCTTCTTGCATTTTGTAATCTTGATTGTGGATTGTATTTGTTTTCATTAAGCTCTAATCTTGATTGTACATCTGCATTTTTAAAGTCATTTTTTGAAAATTCTTTTGTCTTTTTATCAGCACTTTTTAATGTATGACTTCTTTCCATATTTGGATTAAATTTGCTTGCAACATCTTCGATTGCACCTGCTACTTTATTTTTAGCTGTTTGCATTTTTCCCATTGCGAAGTTTCCTACCATATTTCTAATATGTGTTCTAGGATTAGCAAGCATTGAGAAATATCTCCAAGAATCTATCTTTTCAATTGTACTCTTTGTAACTTGTTGTCCTAATTCTTCATAAACTTCATCTATGTTTTTCCACATATTTTTTTCTGTAGAATTAAGAATTTTTTGTGCCATCTCTGGTGTTAAATTAAATAAATCAACTTTGTTTGTTATGTCTTGTCCTTGCTTATCTATGACTATTTGATTACCGTTTTCATCAGTAGTTATTGTTCCACCTTTTTTCTTTGCTAATTCTTTATTCATTTTATCGACAGATCGTTGAATCCAAGTTGCTTGTCCTTGAGGTGTTTGATGGTTTAATAAAGACAATGCTTGTACAGTCTGTCCTGCACTTGTTCCAGCTAATGCTGTTGCTTGTATTGCTTCTTGTAATTGTTGTTTATTTCCTGTTTTAGAATAATACTGAATTAATCTTTCTCCTACAGCTATATCTACAGAACTAATCTTTTCTCCATTAATTGCTCTACTTAATAAAGACTTTAACTCCACATCTGGTCCAGAATTTGTTATTCTTTCATCTGCTTGAGCTAATTGTCCTTTATTAGTTTCTGGAACATAAGCATCTGTTCCCATTAATTCTTTAGCTATTGCTTTGGCTTCTGCTGTTGTTTGGTCGCTTTGTATGATACTTCTATAATGCTTTCTTGTTTTTTTATTGTCCTCTGGTCTTTCTATGTCGTTCCAATTTACATCTCCCTTTGTTGGTAAAATTTCTGTTGATTTTTGAATCTCTTGTTTTGTAGTAATAGTATCAATATATTCTTGATTAGGAGATATATTTCTTCCTAGTGCATTTCTATATCCATTTCTTAATTGATCATCTATTATTAATTCAATTTTCTTTGAAATTGCATTATTTTCGCTTCCGTTATCATCAATTATATTTTGTAATCCTTTTGCAATTTCATTATATGAATATCCCATTTCATTGTGTAAAGTATCAATTGCATTTGTTGTTGTACTTAACTTTGTTCCTCCACCTTTTTTAGTACTTCTGTTATCAGAACTTGAAACAAACGATAAGTCTTCTCCAATCATTTGTGCCATTTCTTGAAAATACGGTTTGACTTTTGGATTATCATACTGATATGCATTTACCTTTGTTTGTTTTCCTATAGTTTCAATATCTCTGTTTTTTAGAGGACTTTCCACTTCATTACTTTCAGCATCAAACATAGCATCAAATGCTATATCTTCAAAGGATTTGTTTTGTTTTTTTACATTCTCTCCTATTGGAGCTATCTTTTCTTGTTTAGTCTGTTCTGCTTGTTTTTTTATAGGTGCAATTTGTTTTATTTCATTTAAATTTGTTCGAGTTCCTTTTGATGGAAAGTTCTTTTCTAGGTATTCTTGCCAATTTTGATTGTTTTTTGAATATCTTATGTCTGGGCTATCTGTCGGATTTAAGTTGTCTACATTTTTTATTTGTTCTGAGTAGAATGGAATCACAACTTGATGTTCTTCTCCTCCATTTTTTCCACCTTTATCAACTATTCCATCATATTCATTTTTCTTTAAAACTTCTGTTACCCAATCAGGTATTGATGTCCATGCATGTGATGTTCCATTTTTAATGTCATCATCTAATCTTGAAATCCATTGTTCAGGAGATATGTTTGATTTATCCCATTGATCAGCACTATAGGATTCTCCTTTTTTTGCAGTTTTAGAAGCCTCTTTAAATTTATCAATCATATCACTTGTTATATTACTAGTATTAAATGGATTTTTTATATTTAGATATACATTATATACTTTTCTATCTGTTTTATATGGATCTAGATATTCAATATTATCAATTCCTGCATATTTTAAAACATCTACAAATTTGTTCATGTCTTCAAACATTATATTTCCGTCTTGAATAAAAACGTCATATAAAGCTTTTATCCCATTATTATTTTCTTCATTTTTTAAATAATATTCATATTGAGATGAAAAACTATCTTTAGAAGCATCTTTTTTATGAACTATATTTTCAAAATCTTCGTCTAATCCTATATTATATCCTTCTTGATTAATTTTATTTTTTTGTTCTTGTGTTAAAGAATCCCAATAATCGTCTAACGACTTATTGTTTATTTTAAACAAATCGTATTCTGTATCATATTCCCTAGACAATGAAGTATCTTCTTTATTTTCCGAATAACTCTTTGCAATTTCTTCATTATCAGTAAAGAATGCCATAGGTCCAGATGTAGCTTTGTCAGGATCAAATATATTTCCTACTCTATCTGCTCTTTTTGTACCATGATAATAGTTTTTTATATTCCCATTCTCGTCTTTTAATTCATCAGATACATACTTATATCTGTCTTGTTGTTCTTTTGTTAATTTTCTTCCTTTATTGTCTTGCACCACTTTAAATGTATCATTATCATTTTTATAATCTAAATATTGTTGTACTATTTCTCTCTTGTACTGTAAAGGTGTTTTTCTGTTGTCAATTCTTATATAATTTGCTGATTTAGCATCTTTAAGTCTTTCTTTCCATATGTGATCTGTTTCATTCTCTACTGCTTTTCTTAAAAATTCACTCATATTTTTTATGTCTTTTATGTTTTTAGGCAAATTAAAAGAACTCTTGCTAGAGTTCTCTATTCTATCCCATACTTGTCCTGCAGAATCTTTTCTATTTTGAAGTATGCTTTCGCTATTGTTTTTATTATTCTGTTCCATGTTTTCCTCAGAAACTTCATAACTATCTCCCCTACTTTTTATTTTATCACTTAAATAATTATATAATCCATCCTTCATTTTGTCAATTAAGTTTCTGTTGTTCATATATTTATTAAATTTACTATGTTGAGGGTTTTGTTTTGAGGATTCTGGAGCAATAATTTTTCTATCTAGCTTTCCTTTTTTTTCAGCTATAAATCTTCTTTTTGTATCATCTGCTTCTACTTCTCCTAGATTTTCATAATATGCTTTTTTGCTTAATATACTGTTTGTACCGTTTTCAAATCCTTCTATATTTTGAATTGCATGTTGTATTTCATGAATTAATGTTCCTTCTATTGATACTTTATTATTTATTTTATTCTTATTAAGTATTATTTTATTATCATTCTTCTTAAAAATACCGCCTGTTTTTATATTGTCAAAAACAACATCATAATTCCTTAGCTCAGGATACAAAGTAAACAAGTCATTATGATTCAAAATATCTTCAAGCTTATAACTTTTTTCTGCATCTAGCTTTATGTTTTTTAAAGACATCTTTTTATCTGAAAATTCATACTTCCAATCTCCATTTTTGTCTTGAAACCATCCTGTTTGTTTCCTTATATCCTCATTATTTACATTTTTATTTGCTAAATTAAGTGCTGTATTATAAGAATTTATGCCTTGATTATATGTATTAGTATCATTTTTTATATTCTCTAATGATTGTCTTCCGGCAATCGAATAATTTTCGCTTTCATTGAAATTACTATTATTCCTGTATGCTTGCTCCCATTTATATTGTAAATCATTTATAAATTGATTTTGATTTGTGTATCCTCTAAATTGATGCCATAAGTATTTTATTTCATTGTATATTCTTTGAAATAAATTAGGATTAGTCATAGATAAATTATTAATATATTCTTGGTTGCCTAATAGTTGAGCTGATACATCCGCCATAGCTTCATCTGTTAATTCTGTTGTATTATAATTTTCTAGTAATGATTTTACTGCATTATCAAATTCTGTGTTGCTTTTTCTATAATTCTCAACCATATTTCTCATATAATCTGTTCCAATTGCATGCGTTAATTCATGTATTGCTATAAATTCTCCGGCTCTATCTGAATTTGGATTTATTGTTATTACTCCATCTTTATATTTTCCATTTGCTATTTGTCCATTTTCATCTGTTAAAGATGGATCTAATCTTATGTCTATATTTTTATCTTTTATTATTTTTTCTAGTGTATTAATATAATTTATGCTCTCTTCTGTATTGTTTAAGTATTTACTTGCATCTTCTCTTAATGAATTAACTTTTTGATTATCACTTTGTTTATATTCAAATTTTTGCTCTTGCGACAATCCGTTTTGAGCCGTTTTTATTTGTGATGCAACATCTTTATTGACTTGATTTTCGTTGTTTTTCATTTCTTGAATAATATTTGTTAATTCATTTTGATTATATTGAATAGTTAAATTATTTTCGTTTATTATTTGTCTAGCTTTATTAATGTAATTTTGTGCTTGAGCATCTTTTTGTACTTCTTCGTAATTTGTTCCACCTAATCCTAATAAATCTAAAATAATTGTACTTATTGTTGTAGCTTGCATAGTTTCGCTAGTATTAGATAACCATTCTTTAAATCCTGGCATATCTTTGTTATTTACAACCTTGTCAATTAAATTATCTACATTGTCTTCAACTATTTCTTCTGCATTTTCTCCCATTATCCCAACAACTTTGCTTGCTATTTTCTTTCCGAATTGTGATGTTATTTTTTCATCTATTTTTTTATCTACCAATTTTTGAATAGAACTTGTTTTTCCACCTCTTGTTAAGATGTTTGCATCAAACATTTTCTCTGTTAAATATGAGGTATATCCTTTTGCAAGTCCAGTTATCGTTGCTTTACCAATATTATCTTCATTTTCATTTAAAACTTCTTGTGCGGAACTTCCTCCTACATATCCTCCTTGTAACAATGGTCCTGGTAATCCTGTTACTCCGGCTAAACCTGCTACAGTTGCTACTTGTGAAACTGTATTCACAGCATTTGCACTCTTTCTAGTAAAATTATCTTCTACTTGACTATTTACTGTACTTTTATAATTACCTTTTTCATTAAGATATCTTCCAGTATCTATAACATTTTCATACGCATTATTTATATTTTCTTGTAGTTCATCACTACCTACAAGATTAGCTCCTTTTTCTGCTCCTTTAAGTATCAAACCAGCTACTGTTGTTCCTGTGTTTCCTAATCCTGCTACTACAGATTGTACTCCTCCTGGTATTGCATTTAATGTACTTTCTACATATTCATTAAAAGCATCTACTCCACCTTTATTTAAATTTTGGTTTTTTTGTTGTGCTTCTAATCTCGCTTGTAATCCTAATTGTGTTATTTCTTTAGCATTAGCTGTTTGTAGATCACTTGCAATTTCTGTAGTATCAAAATTAATTGATTTAAGGCTATTATTTGCCTCTTCTAGTTCTTTTTTTAGCTTAACTATGTCTGCTGTTGGCAATGCTTTATTTTTAGAAGCATTTTTTATTTTGCTTTCCAATTCTTGTACTCTTTTTTTGGCTTCTTCTTCTTTTCGCTTTTTTAGTTCATTATATTTTTTAGCACTAATAATACTGTTTAATTTTTTCATTTCACTTTCTACATGTTGTGTCATAATATTATTATCTGTAGCTCTTTTATCTATATTTCCATTAGCATCTGTTACAATAGGTATATAGGGCTTATTTAATTTACTTTGAGCCATATTATAAGAATTGTTTGCAATAGTTTTTCCTCCAGTTAATATTTTATTCCATATTGAAGATGTTCCTTCTTTTAAATAGCCTAATGGATTAATTCCATTAGACTTTTTGAACTGCTTTTGACTCTCTTTTGAATCCATAGCATTTAATATATTGTTGAATGTCGTTGTATGATTTTCTGTATTATATGCTCCGTTTTGTTGTACATTTTGATTAAAAGCATCATTTGCTTGTTGTTGTAGTTGTTGTCTTGCTAAATTGTTTTGCTCTATTCTTTGATTTTGCTCTTCAAGCACTCGTTGTCTTTCTTCTTCATCTAATTCAGATAATTTTACAATTCTCATAAATCCCTCCTATTTGCTAGTTGAAGCATAACCATAATAATTTAATAAAGCATCCATACTTGAAAAAGTTTTTCCTGATATTCCATCTTTAATATTATTTGTTAGTCCTGGTCCTTGAAGCATTTTTATATTATCTATTATTTCTTTTGGTGTTGGTGTTGCTTTTTGTTCAGTATTTACTTGTTGATTTGAAGAGCTTGAAGAACTAGATTTTTTTGAACTTTTACTAGAACTACCAGAACTCTTTCTAGAGTTTGCCAATTGTAAATTGTATTGTTTTTGCCATTGTTGGTCTGCAATCCTATCTCTTTCTTGTTGGTACTTAAATTGATTTTCATGATTGATCTGAGCAAGTACATTTTGATATCTTCCATAGTAATCACTATCAATAGACATTTGTGTTGATAATTGTTGTTGCAATAATCCGTTTTTATATTGAAATCCTTCTAATGCTAATTGTAATTGACTTTGTAATGCATTATATGCAATTTGTGCTAATGCTTCATTGTTAGATAATCTAGCTTCTGTTATTTTATTATTGTAGTTTTGAACAGCTTGATTATAACTTTCTTTTGCTTGCATTATTCTATTTTGATATGTATTATACATACTTACTTGAGAACTTTCACTATATCCGCTATTGGTTAATCCACTACTTGCAAGTTTTTCTGCATTTGCTCCATATTGGTTGCTTTGTTTTTGCCAATCTGTATATGCACCCATTTGCTCTCTTGTATAATCCTTTTTGGTTTGGTCTTTTTGTTGGTTGATTTCATCAATTGCAAAATCAGTTCTTGCCTGTTGGTTTTTAGTTTGCTCATTTGCATAATTTTTTGAAGCTTGTATCATCTCATTATAGCGATTATCTGTATTTGCAATCATATTATTATACATTGAATTAGCTTCATTTAATTTGTTTTGTTTTTCCGTTTCTACCGCTTTAAATCTTTGGTCATTATAATCTACACTATAATCTGCCATACAATCCTCCTACCTTTTTACATACGCACCTAAATAACTTAATAATGTTATTTCTGATATTCCTATTGGTTTATTTGAAGTTAATTTAAGTTGTATGTTCTTCCATTTTTTCTTTTTTATCTTGAACACTATGTATCCTTTTTTGTTTTTATATTTATCTATTTTTTCAAATTTATTGTTATCAGTTTTTACTAATACCGTTACTTCTTCTCCATCAATACAAACTGTTGCACCTTTTTTGTTAGTTGTTTTTTGATAATATGGATATCCATAATCATCTTCTGGAGTAGTCCATACTGTTTCTATCTCAGTATCCTTTTTAGTTAATGTGTATATTCCATCTTCCGCACATAAATAAAGCACACCGTCTTTTACTTGTGTGCTTGTTATCTTCTTTGATAGCTCCCAATAATACCACTCATACTCAATATGATCGTTTTGAGTAAATTTTTGCCTACTATCTGCTAAATAGATTTTGTTGTCTATAATTACTAATAAATATCCTTCATATTCTTCAAGTATTAAATTCTTATAATTCTCTTCAATCAATAATTTAGCATCTATTAAACTACTTCTATGAGCTAATACTTGCTCTGTTGTAATATCCCCACTTATAGCTTCCATTCCTCTATCCGAAAAGAACACAATATCATCATTAAAGTTTATTCCAGTAGCGACACATCCAGTTGATATACTTGAATGAGAATTTGGATAAACCTTTCCGTAATCACTATCTGTAGTAGGATTATGATAAAATACTGTGGTATTTGATTGGCTAGGTTCTTTTAATACCCATAAAGCATTATTTCCAGCTATTAAAGCCTTGATTTTTGAATCATCTACTCCTTCTGTATAATAATCTAAATCACTACAATAATTTGGAGCATCTAAACTACAATGAAATAACATATTAGGATAATCTGGATTACCTGCAAAGAAAACCCTATTATCAAACACCGTTAGAATTGTACACTTAGTAATTTTTTCTTTATATCCTTCAACAGTCTTTTTAAATTTAATAAACACATTATCTTGTCCATCTGTTAAAGGTTCGTCTATTGCTTCTGAAAAAATTATTTTTCCGTTTGTATAATCTACTGTAAAACTATCAACTACACTTCCATTTACAGTAACTACCGGTATATAATCATTATCAATGTTTTTAGCATCTAAAAAATATTCTGTTGACACCCCATCTGCACAGAAACTATTAATACGATAATCTGATAGAAAGTTTACATCTTCGTAAATTTCTCCACCACCACTTGGCATTCTTGAAATTGATGTTCTTGGTATATAGCCTTCTACTTCTTCTAATGTATCTCCATCATATTGTAAATAATTCAAGCCGTCTTTTATATAAAGAATTTTGTTGTATATAAAACTCTGACTTTTCTGTTCGTTCATTTCATCAAAAATAACTTCTCCGTTGTCATATAACTTGTTTTCACAATGTACGATTTTATGAAGCTCATTATTTACAGTATAAAAAAATAGACCATATATAGTACCTTCAAATTCATCTACAAGTTCTATATCTGGTCTTGTTTCGATACACTTGCCCAAACTCTCTTTATAATTTTTCCAAACATTTAAAGCATTTGGGCTTCTATATACTGATACATTTTTATTACTAAAGTCTACGCCTCTAAAATCCCTGTAAACTCTAGTCACTATACTTCCTGTTGTTGTATTCATTATAAATCAACTCCACCTTCAATATAAATACTTCCTGTATTGCTTCTTGGATCTAGTGTATTTATCAATTCTCTATAACGATTATAATATATATTACCATAAGTCTCTGATACATCACTTTTTAAAATATCTCCAGCTACACCATAAGGCATAATTTCTAATACATCTGTTGATAGTTCAAATTCATAATCGTCCTCTGTATCTTGGTCTATTTGTGTTGGATATTTATAATAATATATTTTTGCTGTTCCAGTTTCTTTAAATAATATAAATTCTCCTATAATTTCGTAATCTATATCTTTAATCAAATTTAATTGATAAATATCCTCCGCTATATCAGACACCTTTTTTTGCTGTCCTTCTTCTACTTCTAACTCTGTATATCCAGATAGTTTTTTAATTCTTGCTAATTCATTTTGTATTTGATTTATTACTGTATTTAATTTGTTACCTATATCTTCATCATTTGACAGAGTGTCTTCATCTTCGTTATATTCTTCTATCATTAGCAATACTTTTGCTTTCATTTCTTCAAGAGTCATAATTTTACTCCTTTATTTTACTTATTTGTTTTTTTAAAAACTCTAAATCTTCTATTGCTTCATCTATACTTCCTACTCGATTATCTTTAGGAAGAAAATATCCTCTATTTTCTTCTTCTAACAATAGAATATCTCCTTCTTTAAGTTTTACTTTTAATTTAGTTTCACTTTCAAAATTTTCTTCTTCATATCTTACTGTTGATTCTAATACTAAGTTTTCGATTTTTTGTGTAACATATTGGTTTTTAAACTCTTCCTTAGTATCTTTTGTTACTTCAATTCCATAATAACAATCTGTATTTGGTCTTACAACATATACTTTCTTTTCCATTATCTTATTCTCCTTTTCTATTTGGTTGCCGTTCCTAGATTCGAACTAGGGTATCACAGAGTCAAAGCCTGTTGCCTTACCGCTTGGCTAAACGGCAATATATGAAGAGGGGAAAACCCTCTCTTCTTAATATGAACCTGCTGAATCAGGTACTTTAATAGCTTCAATTTCATCTTGAGCTATAATTGACATACCATAAGTATCAAGACCTCTAATACCATCTCCGAAAGTATTTTCAAGTCTTAATGCTTCAACTTCATTTATTTGCCCAGCAAATGCTATAGCTGTACCAGAATGTGCAAAACACCATATGAATGAACCATCTCTACATACTGCATTACTTCTTGTTACAGTATAACTATCATACATACCTACAACACCTTTTCTTATTAGTTCTGGATTATTTGTAGATAACTCAATTAAGTTATTTTTAAATAAATTATAAGTTACTGGATCTATTTCTAGATATCCACCTTCTTCATTATTCCTTAATCTTAACTTTGTTAATGCTGTATCTATTGCAGTTTTAATTGCATCTTGTGTTAAAGCAGTAGCTGTAACTACATTTGATGCTCCAGGTTTAAATGTTCCTGTTGTTATTTCATAATAATTTGCTATATCAGCAAGTACAGGTTTCTTTACTCTCTTATAAACATAGTTAGGATTTGTACCTTCTCTTGTATAATAATCCTTATAAGGTATTAATGCTGTATCGTTTGTTTGAGCATATGTAGCAGTTTTTTCATTTGCTGTATTTAATAGTTTTCCAGCAACTAATCTTCCCACATAAATTTCTCTTCTTTGAGCTAATCTACGAACAGCTTTCTTTTGATACTCAGAATCTAATCCTGGCATTGATTGAGATTTATCAACATCATCTACCTTGAATGAGAAATATTCTCTTATATCAATTGGTAAATATTGTTTAGCATCATCCATATCTTCATATGAAACTGTACCATGATATCCATCAATCATTGGTTCTCCAACAGCTAAAATTCTTACTGTTTCGGCATATTTGCAATCTCCCTCGTACTCTTTAGTACAATGTGCAACTAATTGAGCTTGAAGCTCTAATCCTTTTTGAATCTTTGCAGACCAAACTTCTCTTAAAAAATGTTGTACTGCCATAATTTTCTACTTCCTTTCTTTCTACCATTTGGAAGCTGATTGTTGAATAATATCCAATAATTTAGGATTGTCCAGAAGCTCTTTTCTAGTAAATTTACTAGCTTCTTCAAATGTATAAAATTCTTTAATTTCATCATCTTTCTTTTTATTGGCCTTCATACTTCCAATTGGTTTTATTTCTTTTTTTTGTTGTGTTTTAGAATACATATCGTAAATGTCTGATACTTTAACTTTTGATTTATCAAACATATCCGAAAACTTCTTAAAGTTTTCATCTTTCAATACATCTTCTTTTACACCTATTTTTGCAAGTTCTTTCTTGCTTTCTTCGTATTGCCTTGTTGAATTTAATTTTTGAAATATGATTTTTTCTTGTTTCGTCATATTCTCAAAACCTTTTTGATTTAAGCGATTAACTTCTTCATCTATTTCATCCAATCCTGCATCTATTATTTCTTGTGCTTCGGCATTGGCTAAAATATTAATTTCTCTATCAGAATATCCTGGCTCTGATATTTCTACTCCTTGCTCTTTATAAAACTTTTCAAGCTGATTGTTTGCATCTTCCATGGTATCTACACCCAATCCTTGCTTTAAAATGTTTTCAGTTTTGGAATATTTCCTCTCATATTCCTTACGGATTTTATTTTCCTTAATCGCTAATTTTTTAGCTAACAAATCATCTAGCTTTTGGTTAAATTCTTTTTCTGTGTATTTTTTTTCTTCAACCTCTGGCTCTTGATTTTCTTGACCTTCATCAGTCACAACCATTTCTTCTGTTGTTGGTTCCTCAACATTTTCAGTAGTGTCTACTACTAAGTTTTCTTCATTTTCTTCCATGATTTAACTCCTCCTATTTTTTTATAAGTCTTTGCTTGACTATCCATATCTTTTAATGTCTTAAATGCTTGGACAATATAAAAAGACTACTTTAAGTAGCCTGTTCATAACTAATATTATTTCTTTCTTTTCCTATTGCATTTCTCTCTGTTTGTATTTGATTTTGTGCTTCTTGTATTTGCATTGCCTGTTGATATACATCTCCATTTAAGAATTGGTTTGCCCTTTGCATCATTTCATTTGCTTGACTTTCTATCATTGCAATTCTTGACTGAGCTTCTTCTTGTTTTTTAATTGCTTCTAATAGTTTTTGTTTTGGCATTACACTATCATCATCTAAAGTTTCAACATATATTTTTAGTTCTCCTAATTTTTCTTGGCTGAAAAATCCTGCTTTTAGCATATTTTCCATTGAAACTTCTTGAGCATATTTATCAAAAGCTCCTTTTGGAGTAACATCTACTTTCACTGTTGCTTGTAATTGCTGTAAAATAGTTTGTTGGACTGTTATTTGTTGTGTAATGGTTTCTCCTGTTATATCATCAACTTGTTCATCCTCAAGTATCAACCCATCTGTAGAATATACTGTAATCATATCTAACCATATCCTAGCTAAACCTTCTATAAATGCTTTTAATGCTGATAATTGTTCTACTAATGGTTGTTGAGAAGCTTGTTGTACAGCAAGTATTGCTTTTCCTGATGCATCCTCTGGATTTACATCTCCTGTTGCTACACTTCCGGCATTTGAAAGTTCCCTTGTCGTATTAATAAGTTCATCCATTACTTTTTCTACATCTGTACTCATTTGTGCAGGTTGTGTAGTATTAAATATTTTTCTTACATCCTCTACTTCTTGACCTTTTACTTGAATTGTTGCTCCTACTTTTCCAACTGAATCTTTATTTTGAATTTTATCTATGGCTACAACTCTTTGAGGATAAGCAGTTTGTTTGGCAACTATTAATCTTCTCATTATTGTCTTATTAACTTCTAATTGATTGGGAATAAGATGTCTTACTTCTCCTTCTCCTCTTGCAGATCCTTCTTTTTCTTCCCAAGGCATGTGTTCTAATGGATAATATGTAAGTCCACTATCTTCTTCTTTTTGAATTTCACAAAATCGTGTTGATTTTTCAAAAAATACAGTTCCATCTTTTTTATACATTTTAGTAACTAAAGTACACATATTATCTTTTTCTTGCTTAGCATCTTCTCCTGCTTCTTCAAAAGAATCATTATCTCCTATAATTTTTTCAACATCTTCTTCTTTCACTTTTAAGTCTCTTGCTATTTTTTGTAGTTCAATAATAGGTAGCCTTTGTTTTATAATTATGTATGGTTGGGATTGTATATCTGAATCGTTCTCGTTTCCATAAAAGACATCGTTCTTTGAAAGTATTTCATTTTTGGGCATTTGATTTTTTTCATCATAATCCACATAAATTATACCTTCATCATTAATTGCACTATCTTTCGAAACCTTTCTTATCTTGTAATCAAGATTATCCTTTTCCCATATCTTAGAAGCTTTTTTATTTAACATCTTGCATGTCTTATTAGCTGTTTCTCTAAAATCTTTTAATTCAAAATTTTCACTTGAATAGTTTATCGCATATAAGTTTTGATTAATTATTCCAACTTTATACTTCACTATTGGTTTAATAAAATTAAGTTGTACTGGTTCTATTCCGCTTATTTTTAATCCTTCCCATTGGTTTCCATTATACATTCTGTAGTTTTTATCAGTATCTGAAAACATATTCATCGTTCTTGCGTAATTTCTACCCTGCTCATATAACTGCCAAGTTGGTGTCTCTTTCAATTGCTTTATATCCATTTTATCCTCCTATCCTCTTGGTATTTCTTTTTGACCTATTGGTGAACCGTCATAAATGTCTACATTCTCTAAATTAGTTTCAAATATTTCTCTTTCTAACTTTTCTTTTCTATCCTCTTTTACTTGATCTCTATGTTCTTGGATTTTCTTTATAGGATTAATTGCTGACATATTTATCTCTGGTTCTGTTCCTTTAGCTTTTAATCCCATATAAAAAGACAACAAGCACATAAAACCTGTTGCCAATATAATAAATATTGTTTCCATATTTCCTCCTAAATCGGTACTAAATCTTCTCCATAATCTTCCTTTAAAGGTTTTTCTGAATGAAAATTAAATCTAGTCTCTGTTTTTTGTTGTTCTGGTTCTTTAATGACCATATCTTGCTGTTCTCTAATATAATAAGCTATTGCAAGAGCCATAACTAAATCATCGTGACAACCTTCTTGAGCTTCTGGTCTACCTCTTTCATTTTTTATAAATACTAACATTTCTTCTAATGTGTCTTTATCGTTGATTAATTCTGTATTGTCATTTATTATTGATTGCAATATTGATAATATTAACGGTCTGGTTACTTTATCTGTTTTAAATCCAAATCGTTGTTCATGTTTTGCTGTGTATGTATCTTCTTTTTCCCTTACATATTGCTTTGGATAATCATATTCGCATAGTTTTCTTATTGGATATGTATCAAAATTTGATTCTATACCTATCAATGCCCAATTATAAAACATTCCTAGACAATACATTTGTCTTGTGTATTCATCTGCATCAAATTGCTGTCTTAATACTGCTACTTGCTTTCCTTTAATGTTATCTAGAACATGCCCTGTAAAATAATCACTTCCTTCTCCTGCTGTATCTCCACTTAAAACATATGGATAATTCTCTTTTGGTAATTCAAATAATTTAATGAATCCATTTGAATCATCTTTCCATTCTATTTTTGTTATTTTAGTACCATTATAATCATAAATAAAAGAACCTACTTTTATAGGTTCTTTAAGTTGAGCTATTCTGTTTATTATTTTTTCTTTATTAAAATAACAATTTCCTGATGCTAAAAATGCTTCTTCAGCACTACAAGGATATTCTTGTTTTATCAATTCTTTATCAATATAACTTTGGTATTTTTTATAATACCAGTATAACTGTTCTAATTCTAGATTATGTTTTTCAATCAAAATTTTAATTCTCTCAAATATCCATTCTTTAGATGTATTTATTTTTTTTATAAATTCGTTTTTAGTTGTTTCACTTTCAAATTTTATTCTATACTCTGAAGTCTTCCACCATTCATAAAAACAATTAATTGCTGTTTTACTACTCCATAATTTTTGAAAATCATTATATCCATTTGCTGTACTTTCATATATCTTTATGCAATCATTTGTAAAGGCTTCTCCTAATCCAGCTTGTATCTTTGCCATGCTTTTCCAAAAAGCACATTCAGATCCATGAAAAAAATTAACTGTTTTAGAACGACCAACATTCTCTGTTGCTGTGTCTACTTCCCAATTGGAATTTAGCTTTTCAAATAATAACTGTCTTCTGTTGTTGAATTTTTCTGTAGGTTGTAACACTTCTGGCAATTGATCATATGGAAATTTAGCTTTATTTTGAAATATAGTTTCAGTATTATCCGCTTTATCTGACAATGTAAAACCTTGAAAGTTTTTCTTTAATAATGAACAAGCTAATTGATATGCTGTAATAACTGATGTAAAACCTTGTTGTCTTCCCTTCAATACTAAAAATGTTAAATCCGTTATCTTTCCTTCATTATAATCTTTTATTGCTTTATTTAATTTATTATCTATAAAGTCTTGTTGTACTTCATTTATAAAAAATGGAACTGTCTTTTGCTGTTTGTCTACTATTACAAATTCTAATTCTATTAAATACTCTGGATTTAATTTTACTTCTTCTAATAGTTCTTTGTTTTCGTACAATTCATTCGCCACAGCCTCTCTAAATCTTTTATCTTCTTCTATACTTTGTAATTGATTCCATTTTTCTTTTCTTTTTTCTATTAAATATTTAGCAGTATATTTCATAAAACATCTTCTAGCTTTAACTTACCAGAGTGTTCTATTTCTTGTTTATCTTTCCAATCATAATTATTTTTTAAGTTAAATATAATTCCTGATGTACTATTATCATTTATTAATCTTTTCTCAAGATAATTTTCTACTTTTAGCTTAGCTCTTTTTATTGTGTGGAAAAACTCTTCTTTTTCGCTATAATTTAATAGTGTTTTTCTATCTACATCCAGTGCCATTGCTAATCCTGTTACTGTATACGGATCATGGTCTCTATCACATTGACTAAAATATTCTTCTATCTTTTTTTGTAGTTCTTCTTTTGTTTTATATTTTGGTGGTCTACCACCTGGATGTTTTTCTTGCATAATATCATCTCCTAGTTTATGAATCTACTCTTTTTACTAAGTTATTTTCTATTAGGTATTCGGCTCTATTTAAATCTACCTCATACGGTTCATCCATTGGTGTTATATATCTTTTTAATTTTATATCATCATATCCCTTAATACATTGAACTAATTCTTTTCTTTTAAAGTTTAAATCTGGTTCATAAGTATTTTTACTTTTTAATAATAGTTTTAACCAATTATCTTGTGGTGGTGTATATTCAAATGTTTTAATATTTTTTTCAAATATTTGCTTTGCAACTTCATCTACATTTTCACAATTCCAATCTAATATTATTTGTTCATTCTTAGTTATTGGAAATTCTTTTAATACTGTTAGCGGAGTTGTTACTATTGGAATCCCATATCCTAAAGCTTCATTTATAGTATAACAATATGTTTCCATATCATTACTTAACTGTACAATATAATCTGAATCAGCTATATATGGTCTTACATCTATACGAGGTTTCATACATGCAATATTTTTTGATTCTATATCTAGCTCTGTATCTGTAAAAAAAGTCCATACATAATGTCTATTATTTTCTTCACAATACTTATCTAAGGCTTCTATTAATTTATATGTGCGTTCTTTTCCTTTTGTTTTATCTTCTAATCTAGTTGCACTTAACAGATGTATTACTTTTTCCTTTGGTTCTAGTGTTAAAGGATTATAACAGGTTTCTGCTTTTATATTTTTTAGTCCTAAAACTTTTGCAAATTCTTCTATTTTGTCTGTACTATATTTGCTAACTCCGATCCATTTTGTTAATTTTGGATGATTTATTGGAGGTTTATAGCCTAATTCTTGATAAATAGCATGAGAAACAAAAATATGCTCTTTTGCTTCAATATCTTCTATCATGTCTATATTAAAATTATAAAAGGCTTTATCACATTCTACTCTTTCTCCTGGTATTCTTTTTCTACATCTTAAATATTGTCTTAATCTTTGAATTTGAAGAGCATCTGCTTCATCATAAAAAATAGTGATATCATATTTGTTGTACTTCTTTGCAATTTCATAAAGAAATTGTTCTGTTCCCCCTATTTCATTTAGTTTTTTAAAATAAAAAATGTTTTTATACTTCATAATCTCCTACTTTCCCACTTTCAAAGCCAATCTTTTGATTACTTTCTCTTTCTAATGTGTATCTATCTTTGTTAATTTGAATCTCAATAAACAGATTTATATTCATTTTAAAGTACACTTATCCTTTACTTTATAAAAACATCTAACTTCCATTTTTCTTAAATTAATAATTTCTAAAAAAGAACAGTTTTTACACTGTTCTGGTAAGTTTTTCTTTAATCTTTGTAGTTGTTCTTTTATATAATTCTTTTCTTGAATATCTATCATCTGCAACACTTCCTTGCAATCATCTAGTTTGCATTCTTTACATCTTTTATTTGTGTTACTGCATACTTCATTTGTTTCTAAACATCTCATAGGCATTACCTACTCTTTGAATTTTACTTCATTATATTTTTTTAATAGATCCTGTATTACTTCTTTAGGTGTATTTGGGTATACTATTGCAATTAATCTTTTGTCATCATCATAAAAGGTGTATTTTATATAATTATTCATAATACTTACCTCTTTTCTTTTATAACTCTATGTAGTGATATAACAGCTTTTCGTACGCAGGAAACACAAATATTTATTATAGCTTCATCTAGAATATCGCCTTGTGAAAACTATTACCTTATATCTTTTTCTTATATCACTACATACAATTATAAACACAATATAAGGCAATTTCCCATAACTAGCTGACATATATGGTTTTTATGAGCTTTGTACCAGTCCTGTTATAAGCGCCGACTGATTAGCCAACTCAGCTAGATTGCCCTATATTCTATCTATAGCTATTAACTAGGATATAGCTTTATTCTGTATTCTAAAGGATATTGCGTAGCAACCATATATATTAACGTTGCCTAGTACATTAATAATCATAAAAATAGAGCCATGCTATTTCTAACACAACTCCGCAAAAAGCTTTTAACTTTTTTCTCAAATAAAGCTAAGGGTCTTTATTTTGTTTTGTTACGTGGACTAATGAGCCATTTCTGACTGTAACTATTTTTCATCTCTATCATAATAACACATTTTTTATTATGATGTCTTATGTTTTTTTATGCTCATTGTCAAATTCATCAAATTTATTTAATGCTTCTCCATTAATTTTACACATTTCATTATATGAATAACTCATTTCTGTTGCAACATGTTCTAAAGGATTTTTTTCTGTTGCATATTCTATGTATCTTAAATATAATGCCGTGTAGTATTTTTCGTTATTCATTGCTTTTAATTGTTTTTCTATACTTGCCTGTTTTTGTAAATCTTCTTTAAATAGATTAATTATTTCTACTGAAGCATCTATAAAATCTTCTACTACATAATTAGGCTTATTGTGTGCTTTTGGCATTCCTGTTATTAAACTTGTCATTTTTGTAGCTCTTGTAAAGTCTTCTTCATATTTCTCTAGTTTTTTATCTATTCTTAATTTAAGATATTTATAATCTTTTAAATCTTCTCTTGTCATTTGCTCCCTCCTAAACTCTCTTTTCTTTTTGCTATACTTCTAGCCAATAATTTATAACATTTTTCACATAGATCCCATTTTTTAGTAAATTTTTCTTTTTCGGTATCTGTTACATGAATGCTATAAAATAAATCTTTGTTTTTTATTAATAATCTATTGCACATATCACATCTATATGTGCTATTTGAATTTCCTTTAGTGTATATTGTTTTTATTAACATTTGTTTAAATCCTTTCTAATCTCTTTTACTACTTTTACTAATTCGTTAATTTTATCTTCACACATTGATAACTTATCCCAAATGTTTTGTTTTTTTGTTAAGTCTAATTCTTCTATCTCTTCTGTATTATCTTCTACCTTATCTAATATTTCTGCATTCATATCAAGAAATGTTATTGTGTCATATACTGTTGATAATTGTAATAAATCTTCTCTATCTCCATTTTCTTTACTATAAAAATGTTCCAAAATATCCCATTTATATTTTTTCCCATCTACTTCAATATTTAATGGCAATGCTTCATAATCTCCATTTGAGATTATATTAAAAATCTCTATAACCTTTATCTTTTTATTCATCTTCTCCTCCTATTCTACGCATATCCATACATCGTTCCTATTAACTGCCATTCCTTTTTACCATAATTATTATATCTATAAATTGCTCCACTTAAAGGACTTTCAGCTATTACTGTCATAAATTCTTCTGGATGCTCATCTGATATTTCTTTCAATGTTATAAAATCTTTATCAATATTTACACCATATAAAATATTATTTCTTATAATTTTTACTTCTATGGAATCAAACCAACAATCTTCTGGTTTATCTATTATTTGTCCTATTGAATTTTCAACTAAAATCTTATGATGATTATTGTCTAAATAATTTATATCTCTTCCATTTTTATAATCTTCAAAATCTTGTTTTAAGTTCTCATATAATGCTTTCCATATTTTTGCATCTGCTTGACTTTGTTCTAACAATTCTTTTAACATTTTAATTTTAATCTCATCTGCTTCACTCACTATTATCAGCTCCTTTCAACTCACATTTATTATTCCATCTAAATTACTTTCGCAACAATTTCTCATTTCTTGTAATGTTGCTAATAATCCATCATAACTTCCCCACCCATTTTTTGGATTTAATTTTCTATATTCATCTGCATTATTTAACATATCTTTTATAGCATTATTTATAATTGGCAATGCTTCTTTACAATTAATTCCGTCAAGCTTTTTAAATCCTTTTTCTTTGTCTATACACTTATAATACATATCTGCTAAATTATAAGTTACATTTCTCTCATATATTTCTACTTCTCTTTTTGCTGTTATGCTTATATCTAAGCTCATATATTATCAGCTCCTTTCAAATCTTGTCTTTTTTCTATCTCCATATCTATTAACTTATCAATTCTTTCTCTTTCCATTTTTATTGCCATTTCTAAAAATACATTTGCTGAATATTTAGACATATATAATTTATGTTTTTGTTTTCCTAAAAATGGTTCTGAATAGCCGTACCAATGCTGTGTTTCTATTTTAAATCTAATATTATCTGTTTCTGATTCTTCTACTGCCTTTTTTATTTTTTCTAAATTCATAATTGTTCCTTGATGTAATGCTATTGAATTTTCTATTCTATTTATTTCTTCCATCTCTTCCTCCTAACTGCTGTATATTACAGCTAAATCACATTTTTCTAATGACTTTTTATATGTTTTATCACATTTTTTAAATGAGTTTTTATAGATTAGTCCTCCTTTAATCTTAACTTTATACAATGATTAATAGGGTCATATATTTCATAAACTTCATTTTGTACTGAAAAACATAACTCTTCTTCATTTATAATTAAATTTGAAACACCACATTTTCTCATTATTAAACCAACAATATTATTTACTTTTTTATTCTCTTTTTCTTGCATTTCTTTTAATGTTTGATTTATAAATTCTTCCATATATCTACTCCTTTTCTTCTAAAAACTCTTGTCCTTCTCTTGTAATCATATATACTTTTGTATATAAAACTGGAAGAGTTTCTGAATATAAACCATTATCATATTCTTCTGCATAAGTACAGAATTTTTCAAGAGATATAAAACCTTTTTCTTTCAATTCTTCATAAGCTTTTTTAATTTGATACATCGATGTATTTAATTCTTTTGCTATTAACTGCATTGGAATATAATCTAGCCATATTCCTTTTTCATAATGCCTGCCTTGTATTTCATACATTTTTTTAAGGACTTGAATATCTGTTACTTTATTGTATTTTTTCATCTACTACTCCTTTTCTAAAAGTGATTGCAAAACTTTTTTAACTTCATAATGTACAGCTTGTTGAAATGTTTTTCCTGCACTTCTATTTGCTAAATTTACTGTCATTCCTTTATCGTCATATTCTTCTATTTTTGCTTTTATTTTGTCTT